GTCCAGAATCTAATTACTCGGACAGAAAATGCAGTGATGAAATCAAGTCTTTTGGGAAGCTCGGAGTACCAGCTATGGAACAGGTGTTGTGTATCGTGCAACCAGTTTGTGCATGGTACATTCCAACGCGCAAAGTAGAGATTGTCATACATTCCGTTCTGAAAGATTTTAGGAATATTCGTAGCGTTCATAGCACGCACGAAGCTGTGGGCAATCATGTCCTTGAATGGAACCACAACACTGTGAGTGCTACCGTCAGCAAATAGAGCGCAGTAACCAACACAGTGTATGCGACGATGCTCGTCACCAACGTGGGTTTCAATGTCCACTGCAAGCAGTTTGGCCTTGGAGAATTTCTCAAAGAGAGCTTCGCTGTCTGCTGCTTTCCAGACTTGCCATGTGAACGCTGTCTGCGGGAACCACTTTTCCGGGGTCGTAATCTTAGAAACAAACCGCTTGAAAACAAATTGGCCTTCAGGCGTAGTGACAAGATGCTGCAACGGATTGAGGATAAGAACTTGTACATCTTTGGTATGCCCGAGTTTGGCGGCCGGAATGGCAAAGCACGAGCCAGCATAATCATCCAGCGAAAGTTTGCGCTTATTGCCACGCTTGTCTACAGGATGACGAAAGTCTGTCTGGCTATTCAAAAGTGTGACCAACGTAGTTGAGTCTGTGCAGATGATAGCATCAAGGCCAGAGCTTTTACATTTAGCTGCAATGCTGGAAAGGTACTCCTCAGGATGAAGGCTGATCTTTACAGAGTTCACACCGCACAGCGGCCGGAACCTGTCCAGATAATTGCGGTCAAACTGCGTACCAAATAGTCCGATGTTCATGCTGTTGTCTTTCCTGTCAAGTCTTTCCAGTTGCGGTGCTTGCATCCCTCGATGCCAGAGTCATGTTTGCACGTACGCATTACACTACGATTGCCATAGAAAGTAGTTACTGTCCACGCTTGATAGTAGTCATTCCAGCGTACATATTCATTATCTGGCGTACTTGAAGTCTTTATTGGAGTTCTTGCGTAATCATGCGATGTCATTAACATGCTGTTCTCCTTCTTGGCTTTCTTGTGTAGGCTATAAATAAGCAGCCCAAATAAGAAAGCCCCCAGACTTGTGGTCTGGAGGACTCTCAACTTACATCGTGTTCTGGATTACAGAACCACAACATCCTTCAGACTGAAGTCGAAGCGATCTTCGTCTTTCTTGTTCTGCTTGCGTGTCAGGGTAGCAGCAATGCAGACTTGATTGATCTGAGCAATCGTCTCACCCATCTTGGTTGTGCCAAAGTGAGCAGAGAAAGGTGCCACAGCTTCTTTCAGGAAGCCCAGGCCCCACTCATTCACGGTGCCATCCTTCTTGATGGGAGAGAAGATGTTGCTGAACTTCATGCCTTCAGCGGCACCTTCAGCTTCCTCAGGGTTCTTCAGCTCGTTGACAGCCAGAACCTTGTACTCGAACTTGATGAACTCACCAGTCTTTTCCTTGTTCTGTTCACGAGTTGCCGTGACTTCCAGATTGTAGTGGCCCGACGGCGGCACACCAACCGGCGGCAGATCATCAATGTCATCCATTGCAGCGTCAAGAACTGCGTCCAGATTGTCAAAAGCAGCAGAGTTTGCGTTCATGATAATTTCACTTTCAAAGAGCACGTCAATAGACATTGTGCAGGGTTAAAGTCAAATGTAATCGCAATTGGTGAGTAGCGATCAACCTCAAAACTTATCGGCTCTCGCCATTCAAGAAGTCATCAACCAACTTTGCATAGCCAACAATGTCATGCCAACTATCAGCATAATTGTTGTCACCATTTACAATCCTACCAATCTTGTGGCAGATCATATCCAGTGCTTCCTGTTGTATTGCCGGCAGTTCTTTGTTACGAACTATGAGAGCATAAGCAATCTCTTTCTTAAGTCCCATTGTAATTTCAGCATGGCCAGCAAATGTGCCATAGCGCTTGCCTCTTTCTTCCAGTGTTTTATCAACGGAAGGAGCAGAGACTTTAGCAGCAATCTCCTGTCCTGTCAAGTGGTGTTCGTTCATGGTGTTAATCCTTATAACAACTTTTGTGGTTTATTACATTGCAAATAGTCTGCCTAGATACTCCATATTCTACAGCAAGTTCACCAGCAGTCAACCTAGTTTCAGCTCTTATATTTTTAACCTGCTCATCAGTTAACTTTTTAGGCTGACCTCCCTTCCAATTTCCAGATTTCATTTTATCATCCATATTATCTTGATGAGTGCCAAGAACTAAATGATCTGGATTTATGCACCAGCAATTATTACAGCTGTGTCGAACAACTTTACCTTTCAGCTCTGCCAATTGTAAGTTATGATACCTTGCATAAACTACTCTAGAGTGATTATGCTTAACACCATTAACTTCTAGCGTCCCATAGCCGTTTGGTCTATTTAACGCATATGGAGTTCTAATGCAATCTTGCGTCATATACTTAGCCTTAGTTAAAGGCGTCAGTATATAGCACTAGTTTATGCGTGTCAACCCCTCCTAAAAAGTGGTAGAATACTCAATGAATCTCCCTTTCCTTCATCTATGTTTACAGGCAATCTACTTCCAGTTAAGATGTTTGGAGCATAAGTTGTATCGCTATAAGCCCGGTGCTGTTTATTCAACACTGTAGTATACACCACAGAGTCAAAGTATTTCGCAGACAGCTTAGAGAAGTTTCGAGTTCCTGCCATAGGAACGATCTTATCCTTTCCGTCTGTCATCTCACTTTCTACTTCATGGCTGATGACACAGATGTTCAGATCCAACACCTGAATCAGAGACAGCACTTGGTCAAGCAATGCGCCTTGAGTGGCATAGTCATGGAATGTTGGCTTGTACTCTGCACCGTCAGGCTTCTGAAGTTCCTTGAGGATGCCCTTGTTCATGGCACTGTTGCTGAGTTGGCTCAAGGAATCAATGACAAGAATATCTTTCTCAGTGAATGTTGCCAGATTGATTTCACTGTGCTTGCTTGCAGTATCCTTGAGACAGATAGGACAATTGACCTTGCCATGTGCTTGGCAGATCTTCTTGTTGCCGCCGCGCAGAATCTCACGCACCGTGTCAATAGCCACTGGATACATGCGGTGATCCGGTACATTGATGACACTGATGTTCTTGCGAAACTCAGGCTTGAGGATTGCAGGATTCAACAGAGTCTTGATGCCGTTCTCAAGGTCAAGCCAATGCAGATTGAAGTGCTCTGCCAGTTTGCCAACCAGCGCAGTCTTGCCGCTTTTTGGCGGCCCATACACGAGCACTTTAGATTTGGTATGTTGGTTGTACTCGTCTAAATTCACTTTTGCACCTCTGTAGTTAAGTGAGTCCACGTTTCGCCGCGCCAGATTTTCAAAATTGTCGTATGCGAAACTCCGTACTGTGCAGCTAATACAGTGCAAACTGTATCTTTTGATGCTCTTATAGATCTTACTTGCGCCTCAGTTAATTTTGCTTTACTTGCTGCTTCTCCTACTGCTTTCTTATCTCGCCCTCGCTCAATCATGTCATTGACATTATCTTGTCTAGTACCAAGTTCCAGATGGCCAGGATTTATGCAGGCAGGTCTATCGCACTTATGCCGCACGTCATAGCCAGCAAGTTCATTCACATGCTTAGCTACCTTTGCAGCGTATACTACACGGTGATGGTATTGCAGCTTGCCTCCAGATTTAACTAGCGCATAGCCTCCGGCTGTTTTAATCTTTGTAGAGATTATACAATCGTCGAGGTTCATTGTGTTTACCTTTACTGTGTAGTGCCTGGAGTAGGCATCATGACCTTGTTGGCAAGAATGCTCTCTGCTGTTTTCTCTGCTGCCTTGATGCGATCCTTGATAGCACCTGCCATTGCTTTGTAGTGCTGCTGCATGTCAAGGAATGCCAAAGGAGATACAGGCATACAGACATAGAACTCTTGTGTGCCACCGCCTCCCTGGCATTCTACTTTCTCAGTCAATACAACTGCCGGCTGTGTAGCATTGTTGTCCTTGAATTCGTCAGGAGTTGTAGCAATCAATGCAGTCAGGTTACAGTCT